CTGAACCGGGTCGCGCAGGAGGCGTCCCGGAACGGCCACAAGACGCAGGCTGAAGCGTGACGGACATGACGCCGCAGCAGCGGATCCGCAACGCGGAACAGGTCGTGCGGGAGCAGCGCGCCGCGCCCGCCAGCCCGCAAGTGTTCACGGTGGACGGCGACATGGATGCGGTCAGCATGGACGACTACCTTGACGCGGAGTACGAGCTTGTCCGGTTGCAGCAGGCCGTGATGGGTGAAGCATCGGACACCGATTCACTCCCGCGTGACTCTCTAGGCGAGGTTTAGGGTTGCTCGCGCATCCGGTTCGGCGTAGAGTCCGGGTGGGGACTGCCTCCCCAACGGAGCGGTATCCGACGGCGGTGCCGCTCCACCTTCCTTTCGCGTCTACCTCTATCCCCCCGGAGGGGTAGACGTTGGCTGAGTACCGTTCGAGCCGGGCGATGACAGCGGAGGCGGTGGCCGCGTCGAAGCCGAAACCTCCGAAGCCTGTTCCGGTCGCGCCGAGCGCGGAGCACCACAACCGGATCCTCCGGGCGGGCTACAAGCGGGCGGACGACCTGGAGGCCAGGATGGTTAGGGTGCTCGCACCGATCCTGCGGCGGGCGGGCCGGGACGCGGCGGCGAACTTCACCGCACGCGCAACAAGCCACCTCGCGGCAGCCGGAAAGAAGCCGCCCCCGTCCGTGACGCCGGAGGAGTTGAAAGCCAGGACGCAGGCCGTCGAGGACGCGAAGGCGAAGCTCCGAACCGCGTTGCATGACGGCTCCGGCGAGCAGCACGTCGAGGCGGTGAAGCAGGAGTTGCGCGACGCGCAGGCGAACCTGTATCGCGCGTCCGCCCGCAACCCCGTCTGGACCGCCCCCGCCCCTGCCGAGGTGTTGGACGTGGACGCGCTCGTCCTGTCGTTGCGGACGAAGACGGAGCCCGTCCGGCAGGCGATGGTGCAGGCCGTCGCACGGCAGAGCATCGAACAGGCCGGGGTCGCGTTCGACGTGTCGAACCCGTACGTGCGTCGTGAAGTCGAGAACACCGCGAGCCAGATCACGCACATCGCGCAGACGACACAGGCGAACGTCGCGAAGATCGTGCAGGCCAGCTACGAGCAGGGACTCTCGATCCCGGACACCGCGAAGGCGATCCGTGTCGGGATGGCGGAGCAGTCCATGACGCGGGCGACGCTGATTGCGCGGACGACGCTTGCGGGCGCAACGAACGGCGGATCGCTCGCCGCGACACAGGCGATTGTTGCGGCTACAGGCGGGACGGCTAGCTACGCGAAGACATGGATGACAGCGCCAGGCGCGACGTACCCCCGCCACGAACTCGTAGACGGCCTAGACGGGCAGCAGCAGCCGCTCGACCAGCCGTTCGATGTGGACGGGGAGCCGATGATGTATCCGGGTGACCCGAGCGCGTCACCGGAGAACTGCTGCAATTGCCGGTGTACGCTCAGCTATGCGGACGGCACGGAAGTCTCCGCCGACGATGCAGGCTAGGCCCGCTTCTCCTGCCGCCAGGCGTTCCAGAGCCGGTACGCCGCCCACTCCGTCTCAACCTCGCTGAACCGTCCGCGCTTGCCACGCGGCTCGCGCCCTCCCCGTGGGGTTGAATGGGAAACCACATCCACTCGCACCCCCCTGGACAAGGGAGAGGAGAACGATGAACGCGCAGGAGCGGCGCAGGGCACGGAGGGCGCAGGCACGGGCAACGGAGCGCGCCCGCAAGGTTTCCCAGGAGCAGGCCACCGAACTCGCGGCGCTCGCGCTCGTCGCAGCCGCGTCGGGGCTGGCGCTCGGGGAGAGGGACGAGAAGTGGGATAGCGGCGCGGCAGTCAAGAGCTACGAGCTGCCCGCAGACGCCGACTGCTTCATGTGGAAGGACCCGGACGGCGATCCGGCCGTGAAGGGGTCGTACAAGCTGCCGTTCGTGTCGAAGGACGGCGGCAAGCACGCCGTCTGGGGCGCGATCACCGCTATCGCGGGGGTGTTGCAGGGCGCGCAGGGTGGCGTGGACATCCCGGACGCGGACAAGGCGAAGGTGCGCTCGAAGGTGGAGGGCTACTACCGGGACGCCGCGAAGAAGTACGGCGACGACAAGATCAAGGCTCCCTGGCTCGCTGACGAAGCCGCCGCAGAGGTGGAGCAGTTCGTCGGGAACAACAACGACACGCCCGGAGACACCGACGTGTGCGCCGCCTGCGACCATCCCGGCGGGATGCACGCCGGGGAAGCGAACATGGGTGCGTGCTCGGTCGCGGATTGCGACTGTGCCGGGTACACGTTCGAGTCTGCCGCACAGACGGACGAGTTCGCGGCCGGTGACGAGCCGGTGCTCCCGGACGCGCACAAGCCGCAGTCCAGGATTCCGCGCCGCCACCCGTCGCCTCGGCTGCCGGACGTGACGAGGGTCCCGACAAGGGACGGGCAGGCCGGGAAGGCGCAGTGGACGGCGACGCTCGCCCCGGAAGGGCGACTCACCGACGACGGGCGCGCGTTCGCTCCCGACTCGATCTCGTGGCGTGATCTGCCGTTGACGCTGATGGGGTTGACGGGCACGTCGGCGGAAGGCGGCCACGACGGCGCAGAGGTCGCAGGCCGGATCGACCAGATTTGGCGTGAAGGCGGACTGATCAAGGCGTCCGGGATCTTCGACACGTCCGAGTTCGGGCAGGAGATCGCGCGCATGGTCGGCGACGGCACCCTGCGCGGCGTCTCGGTGGACCTCGCGATCCACAAGTACGACTTCGGCCCCAAGACCGACTGGTTCAACGCCGACGGCGAATGGGCACCCGTCGAGCAGTCCGACGACGACGCCCCCTCCATGATCGACCTGCTGTTCGGCGACCAGGACGAGGACATGATCTTCGTGGTGACGGACGCGACGATCGGGATGGCGACCGCGTGCCCGTTCCAGGCGTTCGCGGACGCCACGATCGAACCCGCCTCGTCGCTCGTGGCTGCCCCGCACGACGCGATGTGGACGGTGACGCAGCAGGCAGCCTGGACGGTCGTGCTCAAGTTCGACCCGGCGATGCTGCAAGAAATGTCGGCAAGCGGTGATATGCTTGAAGCATGTTCCGGCCAGGACCAACTCACTGCACTGCCTGTGGGCGTAAACTCACTAAGAGCAGCCGCTCAGGTCATTGCCGAACTTGCTATGACGCTGCCTGTGCAAACGGAACTCTCCCTGATCCAGAGTGCAGCGAGTGTGGAAGAACTTTCCCTCGCAAGCGCGGACAACACTACGGAATGCAAGTCTGCCCTGAATGCAAGCCTGAACGCGATAGAAGACTTGCTCGCGAGCGCTATGCCAATCTCGACCCCGAGAGGAAGAGGGCCTATCTCAGAACAACCGCGGAAGCCCAAAAACGATGGGCGAAAACGGATCACGGGAGAAAGATCATTCGCGCAAGAGCATTCCGTCGCTACTCCGGGATCGACGTTCGATGGGATGAACTCGAACGACTCATGGAGCAGCAAGGACATCGCTGTCCCATCTGTCTTGAACCCATCGACTACGAATCTGGGAGAGGCACAGTCAAGAATCCACACATTGACCACCAGCCAGGGACAACGACTCTTCGCGGATGGCTCTGTAGTCCGTGCAATCGAGGTCTTGGCTGCTTCGGCGACGATCCTGAACGACTCGAACGAGCAGCAGCTTACGTTCGACGCTCCGGTATCCCCACCGAAGGAGTGGTTTACCCGCGAGGGCGAAAGCCCGGTCGCCCCGCTAACAGTTAGCGATGAAGGCCGTGTGTCAGGGTACGCGGCTACGTGGAATCAATGTCACGTCGCTTTCCCTGACCAGTGCGTAACTGCTCCACACTCGAAAACCGACTACGCCTATTACCTCATGGGCGAAGTCGTCTTCGACGACGGATCGCGCGTCGCTACTGGTACCGTCACTCTCGGTACAGGTCATGCTGGCCCTGGGCTCGGGATGACTGCCGCGACAGCTCACTATGATCACACCGGAACGGGTGTTGCAGATGTTGTTGTGGGCGAGGACGAGCACGGGATTTGGGTGGCGGGAGCACTGCGTCCTAGTCTTTCGACAGCAACCGTTCGGGAACTCCGCGCCGCGAAATTGTCAGGGGATTGGCGGAATGTGGATGGCAACCTCGAACTGTGCGCCCTCCTGGCGGTGAACGTGCCGGGGTTCCCGATCCCGCGCCCGCGCGCCTCGATCGAGGCTAGCGGCGGAACAGAGGTGATCGTGTCCCTGACGGCGGCCGGGGTGATGGTCGAGCCGGACGAGTTGCGGGAGCAGATGCAGGCGCTCCGGTTGAAGGCTGACGGCGAGTTCGACACGCTCGCCGCGGCTGTGGAGGAGTAGCGTTGGGTCACGCCAGCGTTACTCTCGGCAAGAGCCGCCGCAACGTGCTTGTCGCAGACGCGGAGCCGATCCCTGACTCTGAACTAGAGGTTGAGGGTCACTCCAGCGTGACGGCGGACGCGTCCACCACGGAGACGGTGGTGGTGGACGACATCGCCGCGGACGCCCGCCAGGAGCTGCAAATCTGGTGGACGGAGCATCCGGCGGAACGGCAGGAAGAGATCGAGGACTCCGGCTACGACCCCGTAGACGAGCCGCTCGACTACTGGCCCGTTGAACTGGCCGAGCCTGTCCACGCCGAGATCGCCGCCCGCGTCAACGACTCCGGTGTCCTGGATCTCGCGGACGTGCTGGAGTGGGAGACGCAGGAGCAGGCCGAGAACGACGCGGACGAGGCGGCACAGTCGCGCGAGTTCGCGGCGCTGCTCCATGACGCGTCTCTCCCGCTCCCTGATGAGGTTGAGCCGCCCGCCCCTGCTGAAGAAACCGTGTTGGCGGCTTCCGCGTCCGACTCGTCGGCGACGCACGCGACAGCACTTGAAGCCCTGGCCTCTATGCACAGGGCTAGCACCGAGGCTGTGACCTCGCTGGTCGCGTCGGCCCCGACGAGTCGGGACGCGGGGACTGAGAACGAGCTGGCGATGCTCGCGATCGACACGCTCCGCGAGTTCGCGGTCCGGCCCGCACCCGCGCCGCCGCAGATGGGCGACATTCACGTTCACACGCCGCAGCAGGACATGACGTTCCGGGTCGAGTCGCCGACGGTGGAACCCCACATTGACGTGCATCTGCCTGAGCAGGCCGCCCCGAACGTGACGGTGAACGTGCCGGAGCAGGCGGCACCCGACCCGTCGCCTATCGTGGTGAACGTGCAGCCGACGCCCGTCAAGGTCACATCGCCGCCCGTCAAGGTGGACGTGCATATGCCGGAGCAGCGGCAGGCCGCGAAACGGATCCACGTTGACGTAGACGCGATGGGACACAAGACCTACCGCGTCGAGGAGGAGGACGAGTGACCGACACATGGAACGGTCCGGTCGCCTACCTGGACGGCTGGCACTGGTCGGTCGTCACCGACGCTGCCGGTGTTGAGTCGCTCGCCGACAAGTTGTACCTCGAAGACGATGGCACCTTCCGGCTCGCGGTGGACGGTGACGCGTCCTGGCAGGACCGCAAGTTCGTCCGCTACGCGATGATCGTCCCCGAGGACGGGCAGCCGGGCATCTCGGTGTCCGCCGACGAGCTGGCGTTCGTGACCGAACAGCTCGCGCAGCGCCGCGCTGAACAGAGCGGAGGTGCGTCATGACCGCTATCTGCATGGACGACATCGTCTGGACCGACCGGTACGGCCGCCGCGTCCGGCTCGGCTACCGGGAAGGAAGTCTGACCGCGACACTGTGGCGGCGCAGCTGGCGCGACTGGGTGGTGTGGGCGACCGGCAAATCGCAGTACCTGATCTCGAAGCTGCTCAACCAGCTTTTCAACGCGACCGCCTATAGCTTCCCAGCCACCGTCTACATGGCGCTCTGGACTTCCGCTCTCGCGGCAGCCTCGACCGGGGCGACAGCCGGTGAAGCAGCCTACACCGGCTACACGCGGGTGGCGATGACCGCAAACAACACCAACTTCTCCACGTCGAGCGCGGGGACGGCGACCACGAACAGTGTCGCGGTCACGTTCCCCGCTGCCGGGTCAGGTCCGACCACCGTCACCTATTTCGCGATCCTCGACACGGCGACGCTCGGGGCCGGGAACATCCTCTACTGGGGGTCAATCACTTCGACGGTGATCGCGAACGGCGACACGCCCCAGGTGAACGCCAGCGCCCTGTCGGTCACCGAGACGTAAACGGGCGGGGGCTCAGTGGCCCGTCTTATCCAGAACGGGGCGGAACTCGGTTCGGCCACGGCAGGGGTCGAGTGTGATG